GATGCGGGGCGGGCTCGAGCATCTGTTCGGTCGCAAAGAAGGGCGCAAGTCACGGGGCGGCAAGCGCCGCTAAGCCCAAGTCCGAAGATCGGGCGGCGTGCCGGGAACCCTCGGCGCGTCGCCACTCCCTCGTTTCCCTAGAGGCACGACATTGGGATTAGTCCCCGAGGAGAAGTTCAAAGTCAATCCGCCGCCCGTCGTCAAAGACGCGGGAGGCGGCATGGCTGGGCTTGGCGATGTCTCGGGCGATGAATTCGTACTAGCGCTCGAACGCTCGACGCCCCCCGAGTACCGCGACGAACCCAAGGCAGAGGCGAAGCCAGCCGATGCGCCGGGCGAGAAGCCGGCCGCCGCTCCCGTCGAAGGCGAAAAGCCTGCGGTCGAGCAGCCCAAAGCCGACGCGAAGCCCGCCGCGACGCCCAAGGCGGGCGACGAGCCCAAAGACGACAAGAAGCCGGCCGATGCGCAGCCCAAAGCCGACGCGCCGCCGGCCGCAGCCGCAGCGCCCGTAGCGCTAGATCCCGGCGAAAAGATCAACCTCGGCAAGACCGAAGGCGGCGCCGACCTCGAATACAGTCGCGCGCAGCTGGCGAACCTGGTCGTGCAGTATCCAGACCTGCTCGAAGGCGCCAACGAAGCGGTCAAGTTCCGGCAGATTTTCGGCGTGCCGACCATCGCCGAAGCGGAAAAGACTTGGGCGCCGCTCTTGCAGCGCATCAACTCCGAGCCGCAGTTCCAAAAGTACGTTACCGACGTGCTCGTGCAATATGGGAAGCATGGCGCGGATCCAGAGTTCGTCGAGTACCTCGGGCGCTGTTTCGCAAATTGGGAAGAGGGGCCGGGGCCACAAGACGGCGCTCCCGCGCAGCCCGCGCCCAACGTCGACCAGGAAGCGCGCCGACGCCTCGAAGCGATCGAGCAGCGCGATAAGGCGACGCAGCAGCAGCAGCAGCAGCAGCAAGTCAATCGGTATATCCAAGCCGAAGTCGCGCAACTGCAGCATCGGGACCCGCGGCTCAAAGATCAAGACGCGCTAAAATCCATCTGGAACCACGCGATCGCCATGCAGCGTTCGCAGCCGGGCTACACGCTCACCCAGGCGGCCGTCGATTGCGAACTCTTGATCGCACGGCTGACCGAGGGCAACCGTACGCCGCCGCCGGTTCCGGCGCTGGCCGCCGGTGGAGGCGCGGCACCTCGCGCCACGGCCCAGCAGATCGACCCGAACGAACAGGTCCAATACAAGGATATGTTCGACCCGCGCATGGTCAACGATTGGCTGAAGCATCGCAAGGCGATGGGATTCGAGTAAGGAGAACCCGTGGCAACCTTCCTGTCGACCAACGAGATGAACTCGTTTACGCATCGGAATATCCGGCGTACCGCAATAGACCAAATCCTCAAGTCCGCGACGACGTTGGCGATTTACCGCGCCAAGGACCGGATCGTGTACGAGGACGGCGGAGCGATCATCTCCCAGCCCGTGCTCATGCAGCTCAACCAAACCGCACAGACCTACTCCGGCGCCGACGTACTCGAAGCCTCAACCCAAGAGGAATTCTCGAGCTACGAGTTGCCGTGGAAGCAGGCCACCGCGGCGTGCATGATCACCGGCATCGACAAGAAGCGTAACCAGGGCACGAGCCAGCAACTCAACCTGCTTAAGAACAAGCAGCAGTCCGCGCTTCTCTCGCTGGTCAACCTTCTCGCCGCTCAGGTCTACGCCGACGGCACGGGTAACGGCGGCAAGGATTGGGACGGCCTGACGGCCGGCGTCAACAACGCCAACGGCTTCAACGTGTACCTCGGCATCGACCGCACGCAGAATCCGTGGTGGCAGGCCCAAGTTTTCGACCCGGGCACGCCGACCGCGCTCTCGACCGGGAACATGATGACGCTGTTCCTGGCCTGCACGGTCGACGAAGAAGTCCCCGACCTCATCACCGTCACCAACGCGATCTATGCGATCTACTCGTCGCTCCTGCAAAGCGGCGAACGGTACGTGGACGATTTCGTTGGCGGCCTGGGCTTCTCGAACCTCGCGTTCCAGGGGAAGCCGCTGGTGCAAGATAGCCACCAGCCCACCGCCACGATGAACTTCCACAACCTCGATCACGAGCGGCTGGTCGTTCACGAGGACGAAAACTTCAACTTCGAAGGCTTCAAGGAGCCGGTGAACCAAGACATCATCATCGGGCGCTGGAAAGTGTACGGAAATTTCGAGGTCCGCAAACCGTCCGCGTGCGGCGTCTACCGGAACGTGCTGAACGGGTAAGGAGCATCATGGCCAAAAAGGGCGAGCAGGGCGCCGACCGGCGCAATCCCAAGACCTCGGTCATGATCGAGGACATTCAGACGGCCTCGAAGTCGCTTGAGGGTAAGGGCAACTACGAGAAGGGCTACCCCGAGCGCTTCAATACGGATATGCACATCGGTAGCTCGCGCACGCCGAAGTCCAAGGAGTAGCGCGTGAACATCCCGATCGCTCGCGACCTTACCAAAAACGCTTTTGCGCAGAACAAGATCACCGACGACCTGCGCCCCTACCCGGGCGCCGCGTATCCCCTCGGCACGGTTTTGCAGCTCGTGCCGCAGGATTCGCAGGTCTACATCGACGCGCTGACCGTGCAGCCCGTGCCGGCGGGGCGGCGCGCGAAGTTCCTGATCGGCGCGGTTGCTCCCGAGCAGTATCCCAGCGGCTTCGACGGCTCGGGCGGCCAAGTCGCCGCGCTCGCCGCCGCGCGCGGAACGCAGAAAGTTACCGCGGCGATTTACGGGCAGTGCAACGTGCTCCTCGATTCGTCCGGCGCCAACGCCGCGAACCTCATCAACGGCGTTGCGCTCGAGTCGAGCGAAGTCACGGCCGGGTACGCCGAAGGCGTTTCGGACGCGAACCATTACCAGCAGTGCGGATTGGGCTACGCCTTCTTACCGGCGGCCGGCATCGGCTCGTCCTTAGTTGCGGGCGCGCTCGCTGCGGCGACCGTGACGTTCACGATCGCGACCCCGACGGCCGGCGATACGATCGGCGTCACGCTGCAGATCGACTACTCGCAAGCGTATCCGGGAATTGTGCAGACCCGCACCGTTTCGATTCTGCTCACCGCAGCGTCGGCCGTGTCGGCCACCACGGCGGCGGTTGCGCTGGCAGCGGCAATCAACGCCGACCCGATCCTCTCTAAGTGGTACTCGGCGACCAACGCCGCCGGCGTTATAACGGTCACGGCGCTGGCGACCGGGGTCATTCACCTGTTCCCCGTGTCGGCCTGGTCCTACAACAACGGCATCCCGATCAACGTGTTCGCGATCACGTTCAACACGGCCGGGATGCTGGCCAACTCCCTGACGTCGGTAGCCGTGGTCAGCGGCGGGGGCGGGACGACTAACGTCGCGGGGGCAGCGACCCTCGCCGGTGGCACGGGCTACAAGGGCCTGTGCCCGGCGTTCCTCTCGCCCGCGGTCGGCCTGTAATGCACGGCGCCGAACTCGTCCACGAGGAAGTCGTCCGGCGCGAGGCTGTTCAGGGCAACCTGAAGCTGCAGCGTACGGTCAAGCTGCGCTTGGCCCCGGATTGGCCGCGGCCCCTGGTGCTCACCTGGAACGAAGGCATCGTCGGCAAGACGATCGGCCAAAAGACGCGCCGCGTTATCAAGCCGGGCCAGGCGACGCTGCTGGACATCGGCCGCGCGCAGGCGTACTTCGGGCTCTTTACCATGCCGCGCGACATCGAGGACGTGCTGGACGAGACGCGCCGGCAGGCGATGCTTGAGGCGTTCTTGCGCGAAAAGGCGCGTGCAATCTTGACCTGGGGCGATTTCCCCAAGCCGCAAAATCACATTCGCTCCGGCGAAGAAGCGCTCGGGCCGGCGCGTATGCCCGACGTTTTTCTCACGGTTATCGAAGCCGACGGCGACGAATGGCCCGAATTCCGCCTGCGCGGGCTGTACGACCTGGGCGACTATTGGGACGCCGAACTCAAGCCGCGTGCGCTTGCGCCGGCCGGACCTTCGGAAGTCGAAGTGCTGCGCTTGGCCAACGACGAGAAGGACAAGCAGATCCACTCGCTGGCCGAGTCGGTCGCCGAACTCAAGGGGCTCGTTCACGGCTTCTTGGCCGCGAAGCCGCACGGGAAGAACGGTTCGTAATGGGCCAAATCGCCGCGCAGTGCATCGTCTGCCCGGAGCACGGGTGCGCCGTGACCTGCACGGGCGACATCACTAAGTCGTTCATCCTCACGGGCCTCTGCCCGATGGGCCGCGAGGAGCGCACCGTGGACGTTACCCCGCTCGACGCCGGTCCGGGCGTCCATAACCCCAACAAGGGGCTGGCCCTGGCGCGTGCGACCGAGGACCCGCCGGAGCCTGGTGAGGAGCCGCCGACCCCGACCGCTTCGCCCGTTGCGCAGCAGCAACAGGGCAACGGCGGCCCGCAGGCGTTCCCGGTCTAAGATGGGCGTCAACCGGAGCGGCAACGACCCCGTGCAGATTACCAACGAGCGTTCGCGGGCCCAAAACGCGAACCCGGACGGCATATACACGGGTACCGGCGTTCGCAACGCGGCGCAAGGCGAAGGCTTCATCCCGCAGCACGACGTCAACGGCCAGCCGCTCAAGGCGGCGCTCAAGCGTTCGCGACGCTACCCTGACATAGACTAGGGGCGCATGGCCACCGCGCAGGACATCGGCAACGAGATCCTGTTCAACTTACTCGAGCCGGGCGTGAATTGGGGCGCGCAGCCCAACAACGACGTTAACGCCGACTACTCCTGGACCTCGCTCCTCTTTCACATGAATCGCGGGCTGCAGAATTGGCTCGCGCGCACGGGCTACGCGCCCCTGGTCTCCGATAAGTACGTGACGCTGCCGATCGTAGCCGGGCTAGATTACGTGCTTCCCCTGGACCTCTTAGCGCTGCAGCGGGTCGAGTATTCTACCGGCGGCGGGCCGTTTACACCGATCCCGATTCTCTCCTTCGACGAGTTCGACAATCAGACGGGCCTGCAGCAGAACGTGCAGTCGACGGGCGCTCCGGTCATGGCGCGCGAGGCGTTCGGCATCCAGCCGAATCTGACGATGCGCTGGAACCCGTACCCGACGCAGGGTAACGTCGAGGCGGGCGATATGGTCGCGCTCTACTACTCGTCGATGGGCGGCGTGCTCGTCAATCCGACCGACGTGCCGGGCATCCCCGAACAGTTCCACGACGCGCTCGCGTTTTGGTGCCTGTCGCGCTTTTGGCTGCGCAAGCGCGATCCCACCTACGCGAAGTTTTGGAAGAACGAGTACGAAGAAACCGTCAATAAGGCCAAGGCGCTCATCTTCGATACGAACCAGGGGCACACGTGGGCCTTCACCGATAGCGACCAAACGATGGACGTCCTGCCGGACGACGATTTCGTTAACTGATGTCTGCCCTACCGCCTGGAAGCCCGCCGACCCCACAGTCGCGCTACGTGTCCATTCCGCTCACGGGCCCGCTCGATCAGTTCACGCATCCGGCGCGCGGCCCGCGAACGCTCTTGCAGCGCGCCGAGAATATCGTGTATCGTCGGCTCGGCGCGCTCGGCAAGCGCACGGGCTCGGGGCCTTACGGCGGTAACGGAATCGTGGGCACGGGTCTGCCCGTGGTCTCGGGCTATCGCTGGTATCGCGGCTCGCCTTCGCCACTTGCGCGCATGGTCGTGCAGAGCGGCAATCAGTTCTACGTCGGCCACGACGGTACGGGAAACTTCGATACGCTCGGGATGCCCCTTCCGGCCGGCTGCAGCCCCGCCTATTTCTGCTCGGCGTACAATCCCAACGAGCACGCCGACAATATGATCGTGACCTTCGGGCAAGACGCTCCGCGGCGCTGGGACGGCTCCAATGCGATGCAGCAGCTCTCCCAGGCGATCACGAACCCGTTTACCGGCTGCTACTCCTGGCACAATCACGTGTGGTTTTGGGGCGACCCGAATTTTCCGACTACGGTGTTCGCAACGGACCTGGGCAATCCGACCAGCTACACGTTCTCGATGGATTTCGGCGGCTACCAGCAAGGGCGCGGCGACGGCGACCCGTTCGTTAAAGGGGTGATCGACACGGGCTCCGTGCTGTACGTGTTCAAGCGCCGCAATATCTACGCGATTCAAGGCTACGATTTCGTGCAGGGCGACTACCCATTTTCGGACCAGCCGCTCGTAACGGGAATCGGCACGCCCAACGGTAAGAGCCTCGCAATTCTGGACGGCAACATTATCTTTTGGGACGGTCAGCAATTCCGGCTCCTCCCGCCGGGCAGCAACCAGGCCGTGCCCATCGGAACGCCGATCATCAACGCGATTGCGCTTGCGGCGACGGGCACGCAAAGCATCATTTCGGCCGTCGCCGGCGACTTTTTGGTGCAAGGGCCGCTTGGGCCAATCGTGTACAACGACGTCTACCTGTGCGCGGTGGATATGAACCAAGACGGCCAGGCCGAGACCATTCTCATGTTCGACAATTACGCTTCGCAGATGCTCGGGCAACCCGCCTGGACGATCTTCACCGGGCTCAATATCGGCTGCTTCATTCCTTGGGGCGGCTCGGGCGACCAGCGCATCCTGTACTACGGGGACGGGCAAAGCGACCACGTGCATCAGTTCGGGCAAAACGCCATGAACGATACGGGCGGCCCGATCACGGTGAAGATCCAAACGCTCCAAGACGACGCGGGCACTCCCGATCAGAACAAACAACTCGACCGCGTGTTCTTGGAGCTGGAAGCGACTGCGGCGACTTTCCAGATTACTGCTATCATGCAGAGCCTCGCCTGGGCGCCCCAAGTCGCCGGGCCCGCCGTGCCCGACCAAACGATTTCCACTGAGGTCATCGCCGCGGCGCCGGTGCAGACGGGCGCGGTGTTCGGGACCGCCATTTTCGGGCAGAGCCTCTTTGGAGGCGTGCCCATTACCAAGTATCAGTCCGCCGTGGGCAACTTCAATGGAAAGTACGCCAAGGGCCGAAACGTCACGTTCGTTATCACGGAGTCGTCGGCCGAAACGTGCTACGAAATCGTCGGACTGACCTGGCACTGCCAAGAGGAGGCATACGCAGCATGATCGTTCGTAAAATCGGTGGCTGGCTGGTCAACGCCGTATTCATTGTGATGGTTCTCGCCTACATCGTGTGGTGCCACGAAGGCACAGGCGCGACGCCCCTGGTCATCCCGAACACCTTCAGCAACGGCCAAGTCATCGACGCCTTGATGATGAACGCCAATTTCAACGCCGTCGCGCTGATCGTGAACGGCGACATCGACAATTCGAACATCGGCGGCGCGGGCATCTACGCCTCGCAAATCATCTGCTCGACGGCCTCGAATTGCACACTGGGCGGCAATCAGCTCCTCAGCGTGCCCTACGGGCTCAATATCGCAACGACGATGCCGCTGCAGTTCAACAACGTCACGACGATGTATAACGACGCGACCAACACCTATATTAACGCACAGACCAGCGCCGGGGGCGTGGTCATTCAAAACGTCGCGAACACGGCGAGTAACCTCATCGTCTCCGACGGCGGCGGGGTCAATATCCCGCGCGGCGGCCTTGGCATTGCGGCCGGCGGTGAGACGATCACCCTGGGCGGCCTGGTCGTCGCCGAAGGCGGCGTGGATCTCACCACGGGCAACTTGTCCCTAGCGGCCGGAAACCTAGACCTCGCGGCCGGCAATATCGACACGACCGGGTTCGACTTTACCATGAACGGGCCGCTCAAGGTCATGGAGGCCGTGAACCAAACGCCGGCGTCGTACGTGCCGCCGGTGTACACGGCCTCTGCGGGCCCGGTCGGCTCGACGTACCACCATTCGGTCGGCACACTCGCGACCATGCTCTCTGGCTCGTGCGCGGCCGGAGCCGTGTGCAACCTCACGGGCTCCACGGTTTCGCTGACCAATAACGCGGTGTTCTCGACCACGACCTATATCTGCTGGACAAGCGCCGAGGCGATCCCGGAAGCGACGGCAATCTACAACCGCACACCGACGTCGTTCCAGATCGCGGTCACAAACGTAAATTCAGGCAGCATCGGGCCGGGTGCAATCTCGATCGACTTCGACTGCCAAGGAACGTAATTTGTACCGCAAGCCGGCGGCGAAGCAGCCGGTCCCGCAGCCGGGGGTCGTTACCTTCCGGCATCCGCCGATCATTCCGGCCAAGGCGCAGCCAACCGCGCTTGGCCTGGGCCTGCCGGGCCTGTCGTTTACCGCGGGCAGCTCGACGCAATTCTCGCGCGACGCGACCCCGACGCCGTACCAGGACTATCAGCGCGATGGAATTGGCCAACTGCGTATCAACGTCAGCGCGCTCGCCTCGACCATCGTCACGATCGAGCACACCCTTGGGCGTATCCCGAACCGCATCGAGGTCCTGACCAACGGGGGCGGCCTGCCGACCTGCGGCTACACGGTCGAGGGCCCCTGGACGGCCGCGGTTCCGCTCGTACCCGGCACGGTCGTCGTCTCGTTCCCGACCGCGCTCGACGGCGCAACGGTCTGGCTTGGATAGGCCGCAAAAATTTGCGGCTCGGAAGGCTCGCGCGGCCATACAATAGGCCCGTGCGCACGCCTCCCGCTCCTGGTCTCGAGACCCCGGGGGTCTACCGTCTCACCCCGGCCAGGGTCGCCGCGCTCTTGAACCTGGGCATGATCGCGCCCCTGCCGGCCTACGTCGTGCAGCTGCAGACCTACGACCCGGGCCCGGCGCCCTCGGGCATCCTGGACCGCTGCCTGTGGTACGCCGTAGGCGATGCGTTCCGGCCGCGCGGCCTCTTTGGGCTCACGCCGCGTTGGGATACGGGCTACGCGCGCTGGGTGCTCGAGATCGTCGAGCTGCGCGCCGACAATTTCTTCGTCGTGCGCACGCTCATGCGCCAAGCCGTTGCGCTCTGCCGCGGCAACGAGTACCTGCTCACGGGCGAAGTCGACGCGCGCAACGTGCGTCTGCGCCGGTTCCTGTCGTCGTTCTTCTCCTGCGAGCCCGATCGTGTGCGCTTCACGGGAAACTTCTAGTGGGTCAACTTCTAAGCGCAATCGCAGGCGGCGTCGCTGGGAACATCGGCGCCCAGCAGGGGCAGGGGCAGGCCGAGGCGTCCGTCGATACCGCGCGCAACAACGAGTTCGGCGACATTCAAGATACGGTCTCGAATTTTCTCGGGCAATACGCGAAGCTGGCGCCGATGATGCTCAACCCCGCGGCGCTCGAAACGGTCAACGCGCCCACGGTCGGCAGCGTGTACGGCGGCTTCGATCCGGGCCAAGTTCCCGGCTTGCAAGGCGGTCAGCCCGGCGGCCGTCAGGGGCCGGTTTCGACGCAATGGAAGCCGCCGCAAATGCCGTCCGCGCAGAAGGTCGGCTAAGTGCCGTCGCAATACGGTACGGGCCCAGCGCCGCCCCCCTCGCCCTCGCAGCAGCCGGGCCAAGACGACGGCGGCAACCCGGATACCGCGCCGAATGAGTGGGGAGCAGGGAATGTCGCAACCGTTGGCGCGCCGCCGCTCCCGTCGGCGTATGCGCAGTATCTCGAGCAAGCCTACGCGCCGTTTTTCAAACAGCAGCAGCAGGCGCTCAACGCCAATCAGTCCGCGATGGGTACGCTGGACTCCGGCGCAGGCGGCTACGGCCAGCAAGAGTTCGCCGCGCAAAATGCGGCCACACTCGCGCAAGGCGAATTGCCGCTTATCCAACAGGGGTTCGGCCAGCAGTTCGAGGCCAACCAGCAAAACGCCGCGGCCACGAATCAAGATCTTGGGCAGATCCAAGGCGAAGGCTTCCAGGCGGGAGAGCAAAACCAGCAAGACGCGCTGCAGGCAGAAGAAATGAACGCGCAAATGTACAATAACGCGCTCGCGGGCAACGTCGGCGCGCAAAATCAGTATTACGGCCAGGGCCTCAGCGACTTGTCCGGCCTGTACGGCGAGGGCCTCGGCGGCCTGGGCAGCATCAACGAAGGCGAGCCCGGCTACCTGCAAGGCGGCTATCAGTACGGCGGCCAGCAGGGCGGTCAGTTCGGCGAGAGCCTGGGCGGCGCGCTCGGCGGCATGAATTGGGCGCAGATTATGCAGTCGCTCTTTGGTGGCGGCGCCGCCGGCGGCGGTGAAGGCTTTAGCGCTTTGTTCGGCGGCGCATAAAATGGCGTTCCTGGGCGGAGCGGGAGCCGCGCTTAAAGGCTTCACGAACGCGCAGCAGACGGCGTACCAAAACGCGCTGCAAGACCGCTATGCGAAAATGCAGCAGCAGCAGAACGAAGCCCAAGCGGCCCGGGACGCGGCCGAGCAAGCCTATCGCGACGCCGAAAGCAAGCGCCTTGAGCAGCAGCAGACTGCCCAAAACCACGCGCTCGGCCTAGACGCGGACGGCAAGCCGCTGCCGCCGCCCGTCCTGCCGCCCGCACTCTCGCAGGTTATCCCGAATCAGAAATCCTTTAAGCCCGGCACGATTCCCAAAGTCGGCTCGCCCGAGTACGCCGCGTATCGCGCCGAGCAGTTGCGCAGCCTCGCCATTTGGGCCGCCAATAACGGTCGTCCCGACCTTGCGAAAACGTATTCCGATCAGGCGACCGGCGCAAGTTACGACGCGCAGCGTATCGGTAGTGCTGCGGTTTCACGGGCGAAGGTGCCCGAGATTTACTCGCAGCGCGATTACAACGAAGCGCGCGCCGCGGCCGAAAAAGACCTCCCTGCGCGCGCTCGTGAAATTGCCAAAGGCCACGACCAAGCCTCCCTCGACCGTGCGGCGCAGCAAGTCAATAGTCGAGAATGGATCGCTAAACTCAACGACGGCACACGACGGGACCTTGCGCAATACAACGCGCAAGCGCGCTTTGCTATTGCACAGTTGGCCGGAGCGTATCACCTGACCGGTGTGGACGAGCAGACCGCAACGCAGCGCGCGATTGCCGATTACAAAGGCGGCGTGCAGCGCTACTTGCAATCGGTGCGCCCGTACTCGGGCCTGGACGTCGTTCCCGGCGGGGACGGTACGCAGATGCCCGCCGGCGTCGCTTCTCCCGGCGGCGGCACGACGGTCAACGTCAATATGCCGCCGTTCCCGGGCGCGGTTCCGAATAACGGTGGCCTTCAGCCGCCGGGAGCAAACGCTGGCGGCGGTGGGGGCGCAGGGCCAACGGCGCAAAACGCAGCGAAAGTCTTAGCCGACGCGCGCGCCGCGATGGGGCAAGGCGCGAGTCCGCACGCGATTCGAGCGCGCCTGAACGAAATGATGCAGCGCAACGAAATCACGGGCTATCAGCGCGACCAAATCGTGCGGCAGTTAGGCATCATGCAGCAGGCGACGCCGGTCGCGCCGCCACCCGTAAAGACGCCTGGCGGAATCGCGCCGCTGGTTCCCGGCTCTCCCGTTATTCCGCCACCGCGGCAAACCTCGCAGGTCGGCGGTCCTGCAAGCCCTTTTCCGGTAGGGTGAGCTATGCGAACGCCGTCGCTCGGGCCGACCTCCCGCAGACGTCGCCAACGATGCAATCCGCGTTCCAAGCGGTCGTCGCGCAGTTCGCGCCGGTCGTTACCTCAGTCATGCACGGCGGTCATGTTAAGGATTCGGCGCACTACGCCGGGCGCGCGATCGACGTCGGCGGCTGGGGTCCCGTGCTCGTCGGCTACAACATGGCGACCTGGAAAGCGATCATGACCGCAATCGCGAGCCATCGCTTCCAAAAAATCGGAACGCTCGGGGCTATCGCGAACAACCCGCAAGCGCAAGCCTTCGCACGCGCGAACGGCGTCGATCTCTTTGAAGATGAGGGCGACGGGCCACACGTTCACTTCCAAGTGGCCGGATAATGCCCGACGCGGGCGCCTTCGCCGACCTCGTTCCGCAAGCGTCGCGCTCGACGCCGCCGCCTCCGGTAGCGGCTTCGGCTGGCGCGTTTTCCGACCTCGTTCCGCGCCGCGCGGCCGCGGCGCGGCCTTCTGCTGCGCCGAATCCACAAGCTGGTCCCGCGCCACCTGCGCGCGCGCGCCAGGGCCACGATTGGCCTCCTGCGCTCAAAGCGCTCGGGATGCTGCAATGGGCGGCGGAATCGCCCGTGGCGCGCGGCCTCGACGCCACTGTGAACGCACCGCTGCGCATGACCGAGGGCCTCGGGGTCGCGGATAACCCGGTCGAAGGCGTCAAGCGCGGCTTCCGTAACGTCTTGCATCCCGCGCAAGCCACCGAAGAAACCCACAACCTCGAACGCGCGCGTCACCTTCCCGTCTGGGAGGAGCCGAAAAATCCGGGCGAAGCCGCCGCGGCGGATATGCCCATTACGCTGCCGGGACCGTATCCGATGACCGCGCCGCTGGCGGCGTTTCGTCGGCTCGGCCAGCTCGGCGAAGATATGGCCGTGGAGACCTTCTACGACCCGATAACCTACGCGCCGGGCGCCGACGTCGTAAGTGTCGGCAAACGCGCTCTAGGCTATCTCGGCAAAGTCCCAAGCGTTCTACGCGCGGCCAAAGCCATCAAGGAATCCAAGCCCGTCGATCGTCTCCTTTCCGGCGTCGTCGAGGGGCACGACTTGCGCAAGAGCGTAACGCGCTCGGGCGAGGACATCGTAAAAGGCCACGAGGGAGCCGCTGCTAATTGGCGCCATCGCACGGAGCAAGAGTACGCCAAACTCATCGAACGCAACCGTGCGGTGCTGGACCAAATCCAGACCGAACGCGAGGGGATTCGGCAGCGGGCAGAGTCGCTCACTGAACTTGAAAAGGGCCTCGACCCCGAATCGAAGGCGATTCTACGCAAGCGCCTCGAACCGCAGCGCGCCGCGATTGCCAAAGAGTACGCCGCGACAACCGCACAAGTCCCGGCCGAGATTCGCACCGCGCTCCTGCAGCGCGCGTACCGCGAGGGAACCCCTGAAGTTCGTCGGCAGGCGCTCAAGAAGGGCTACCGGCCGACGGCGCAAGAGCAGGCGGCGCCCGCGCTCAATATTCTCCACGGGCTCAACGACGAATACGAGCCGACGCAACGGCTATTCGACAAGGAAACGCTGGCGGCCACGGCCGGGCCGATCCATTACGTGCGGCAGGGGAAAACGGCCACGTTCGACTTGCGCAAGATGGGCGGCGTGCCGGACGACCCGCTCGCAGACCGCTTGCTCGACCGTCTGGTTCGGGGCGCGCGTATCGAGGCGTACCACGGGAGCCGTCGGAACATCTTGCGGGACCTTGGCCTGACGCTCCCGGGGGTCACGAACGTCCCGCGCACGATGGGCCGCATTTCGGCCGCGCAGGCCGCAGGAGACGCCAAACGCCTGCAGCGCTATGAGAACGTCCTGTCCGCCCAAAACGAGGCCGCCAAGAGCGCAGAAGCCGCACGGGCGGCCAACCTGAAACCCGGCGCTCCGATGGAGACGCAGACCCTCGAATACCTCGACCCGGTAACGGCTCGTGCGCGTGCGCTGCGCGACGCGAAATTGGCCGGGGCGAGCCTGCCCAAAGGGGTCGGGCCGCGTGCGCCGGTCGTGGATACGCGGGTCATGCAAGGTCAAATCTCGGGCCGCCGTCGGGCGCTGGTCGACGCGGAGCAGCTCGCGAAGATCGCCCGGCGCGCGCAAGAGAAAACCGGCAAGGCCGCAGGGGCCGCCTTTGGGCAAGTTCGGGAGGCGGCCGGGCACGGCGAACGGGTCGGCGAGCAGGCGGCCAACCTCCAAGAGGCCCTCTTGGCGAACCGCGCTCGCGCCGGCGAAATGGGCGAAGAATCCAAGGCGCTCCGGGACCTCTCGGCCACGCAGGAGACTGCGATCGCGCAACTCGCCAAGACGCCGAGCGAACGCGCCGTTGCGAACCAAGCGCGGCTCATGCGCGACGAGGCCAACGCATCCTCGCACGCAACTGACATCGACGCACGGCTCGGCCAGATTGGAAGCGCCGCGAAGGCCGTTAGTCCTGATTGGGTTTGGACGAATGGTAAGTGGCGCATGGCGGGCGAGTTCGCCGATATTCCCGAGCGCTACTTAAATAAGGCGAACAAGCCGAAGTTTCCGCCGACCCAAATGGGCGAGGGGAACGTCGCTGCGCGCGTGCATGGAAACGTCGACGACGTTGCTTCGCAGTTGGGCATGAGCGACGACGAACTGCGCTCTGCGCTTTCCAACCGTCAGCCCAAAGCGACCGTAGCCGATTACCTCGAAGCCGCGCGTCAGCGTATCGAAGGCGATATACTCGCCGGGCACACCGACGTCTTGCAGCGTTTGGGTCTTGAGGGCTACGATGCGGCGAGCGCGATCGAGCATCTTCGGGCCGAAGGTCCGAGCCTGCAGCGCATGGCGCAGCGGCTCGATCAACAGAGCGTCGGACGCCTACAGGCGGCGCGCGACATAGGCCCGGCCGCGTCTACCGCCGTTAGTGGCATGGAGAACGTCAAGCGCGCAATCGGCAAATTGACCGAAGGGGCACCCAAGGCGGAAGCGGCGGTCACGGAGCCGAGCAAAGTCGCGTCGGCCGCGGTGCGCGCGCGCCTAGCGAAAACCTCGAACCTCGCTTCGCAGACCGTAACCCGGTTGGCGAAAGCGCGCGACCACAACGACGTCATCGCCGCGATGCGCGGTATGGGCGAGGATATGGCCAAGGTCGCCAATGAAGTCGGCGTCCCGAAAACCCTTCAGGACCGGCTGTTCGGCGCGCAAGGCGTGTACCAAGATTCACTACTCGCGCAGTTTTCCGACCTTCAGCGGGACGCGCTCTTTGTGCTGCCGTTCGCGCACAAAAAGAATATCTCGATCCTCGCGGCGCTTGGTCCCGGCGGCCTCAAAACACTCGCGCGTGGCATACGCTACTCCTCGGAGTTGGCCGCAGAGCCCGCGCGGTACGCCGATCGTATCAAGGAACTCGAAGCCAGCGGCGCAACGCAGCATTGGCTTCGGGACGTTCAGCCGACGTACGCCAAAATCCCAAAGGTCGGCCGCGCGATTGCGGACTTCGCCGAGAGGGGAAACGCCTCACTCGACCGCTACGACCTCGGGATGCGCCTCGCGCTTCAAGACGAATTAAACGAGCGGGGAATTACGGGCTTCCAGGCCGCGGGGCTGATTCGCGACGTGCTAGGCGACTACAAGAATCAAGCGCCGCTCATCCGCGAACTCCGCTCGCGGCTCGGCGCGAATTTCCCCGGCTGGCGCCTGGGCGTTGTGCCCCGCGCGATGGGCAAAGCGCTCCTAGAGCAGCCTCGCGCCGTCCATGCCTACGCTCGTGCGCAGCGGCTCGGCAACGATGACGTCGCCTTCCCGTCGACCGGTGAGGACCTCGACGCGGCGGGGCCAATGGAAGATTACGCCTCCATGCTCATCCCGAACCCCGCGCTCAGTAATTTCTACACCGCCTCCTCGACGATCGGCCCGCTGCGCAGCGCGATTGATTTCGCCGTGGCCGCCGGGAAGGGCCAGACGGGGCCGGTCATTCAGCGCGAGGCGCTTCGGGTCGCGCCCTTCGGCTCGGCTGTGGGCGCGGCGGCCGGCATCCCCTACCCGCAGAAGGCTCCCGCCGCGGCTCGCGCCGCTGCGAGCGTCTTTGGGTCCTATTTCAAGAATCGCCCGGACCTGCGAGCGCGCGCGGCGCAACTCGAAGCCAAGGGAATCAGCGGCGCGGCGCTGATTGAACAACTGCGCTGGGAAGGGCTACTGCCGCACGGAGGCTCGCCGTAGATGCAAAAGCCTAGTAGTCCGGCAGCACTAGGGCCTGCTACAATAGGGCCGTCGCCTTCCCCGACGGCTGACCCTTACGCGGCGGTATTGAATGGGGTACGGTAGAAGTCTTGAAAGGCCAGGGCGCGCGTGGACGACATCGGTCTGCAGAGGCAAGTCCAACAGCACGACAAGCGCCTTGCGCGAATCGAGCGTGCGATGTTTGGATTTCTGGACGACGTTACCGGGAAGTGGGTTGACGGCGTGGTGCAAGTGACGGTGGACATTCGCGACGAGGCGCGGGGTATGCGGCGCGAAGGGCGCCGTGCGTCCCTCATATTCGCGGTCGTACTCGCGGTGATCTTACTGCCGCAGTTCGCGCACAATTTGGATTGGCTTCTGCCGGTGCTCAAAGAAGCGTTTCACTGATGGCCGCGCGGTGAGATATGATGAGGGAGTGGACGCCGCAAACCCTCAAAGAGTACGTCGACGCCGTGCTCTTGGAGCGGGACCACGCTTCGAAGGCGGCGCTCGGGGCAGCGAATCAGCGGCTCGACGGCATGAACGAGTTCCGAAGATCGCTCGACGACGCGCAAAAGACGTACATCACGCGCAACGAGGTCTACGCGCTCGTGCTCGTTGCCGCCGCGCTCGGCGCGATCGCAGGACACTTCGTGAGGTGAACTATGCCGAAAACTAACGCCGCTGGGCTCGCTCTCATTAAGTCGTTTGAGTCGTGCGTGCTCTACGCATACGACGACGCCAACGATAACCGCATCGAACCCGGCGACCCCGTGGTCGGAACGCTCACGATTGGCTGGGGCTCGACAACCGACGTCACGCCCGGTATGACGATCACGCAAGCGCAGGCCGACGCGCGCCTCGAGGCCGACCTCGCGATTGCCGAGCGGGCCGTGGCCGCCGCCGTCGAGCTCATCTTGTCGCCTAATCAGTTCTCGGCGCTCGTATCGTTCGAATACAACACAGGCGCGCTCGTCGGCTCGAAGATGCAGGCGTTTCTGAACGAAGGCGACTTTACGGGCGCGGCAAACGAGTTCGGCGCGTGGATCTACGGCGGCTCGCCGCTGGCGGTTCTCGAAGGGCTCGTCCGTCGGCGCGAAGCCGAAAAACAACTGTTCCTCGAGCCCGGATAGGAGTCAACCCATGCACACAATCGTACTCGTCGCGCTCATTTTGCTCATCTTTGGATTCGGCCCGTGGGCATATCCCGGGACCCGCGCTACCTACGGCGGCTACGGGTTCTACGGCGTCGTGCTGACGTTGATCGTGCTCGGCGTGTTGTTCCTGAACGGCTGTTTGGTACTGCGATGAAACTTTCAACCCCCGACATTCTGCGTATAATCGCGCTCATCGTCGGCTGCGCGGGCCTTCTGACGGGGCCGGTACTCGAATCGTTCGGGCTCCAACAGAATATCGCCACGCACGTCGCCGCCGTGTGCGGGTTCATCGTTAGCTTCGGGGCGCTCGTCTCGAAGA